GCCGCGACGATAAACTGCGGCGAGTTCGCCATAACTGAAGCGGGTGCCTTCAGCTTTGGTGCGGAGGGCTTTTTTAGTTGCCTCGCTTAGGGGTTTTGCGCTTGCCACCTTGTTCGGTCCTGGATTTAGAAACGGCGCGGATGTCGATAAACTCGCCGCGTTTGTATGCCTCAGCGGTGCTTTTGATTTCGCGGGCTTTGGCGCTCTTATTTTTGGCGCCGCTGAGGTACTTCTTCGGTAAGCCGGTCGCTTTGTCTTTGGGTACGCGGCTTTGCTTGCGGGACATTACTTCTTTTTGGCCCCCTTCTTAGGGGTTTTCTTGGTCATTCCAGGCTTGGGTTTGCCGCCTTTGGGCATCTTCATGTCGCCGTAATGGCCGGGCATAACTTTGAGGGGTAACTACCACACACGATAGTTGGTCTTGCCCAGGTTTTCTGGTTTGGCGAGGTTAAATACTTGTAGGCAGAGGTAGCCGAGTGCGTCGAAGGCGTGATCCACGCCCAAATTCTTGTTGGGGAGGCCGGTGCCTGGGGCGTAGGTCAAGGTGCGTAGGGATTTTATTAATTCTTTACATCTCGGGTGGATGAATAGGCGGCGGGTGCCAGTGGCGTCGAGGAGGGCGGTGTTGACGCACGTGATTTTGTCGCGGATTTTCCAGGGGGATCGCGGGCTTGAGACTGTGAAGCCGGATTTTCGCAGGATGTTGTGGTCGGTGGCGCCAACGCCGCTGGTTTTGCGGGCGCCGCCTGTTGGGTCGGGGCACGCAATGATCCGGCGCTCCACGCCGTAGCGGGATTGGATCTCTTCGCACAGGTCCCAAGTGGTGGCGCCGCCGGTCATGATGATTTCGTCGAATACCCACAGGACGTCGCCCTTTTTCACCGCACAGATGCCGGACATTGGGTCGATGTTGAAGTCCACCCCCAGCAGTAGCGGTAAAACGGGGAGGTCTTGGACCACTTTGTCGATGTTGTCGTCTGAAAATGAGACCGCAACAAGACCGCTGAGATTCTCGAAGCTGGCCTCGAACTCTTGGCGGAATGTTCGAGGGTCGAGTTGGCCTCGGGCGGCTTCAATTTCTTCTGGTGGGACGTTATCGCCTTGGATGGTGGTGAATTGCCAGCGGGACCAGTCCGGGTCCTCCTCGTCGCAATAGCACCACATGTCATAGAACCAGCTGGCAGTTCCATCTGGGGTGGAGATGAACAATGCCCAGCCTTGTTTGTCCGCGAGGGCCGGGCGGATCACCTCGAACCAGACTTCGCGGTCCATGAACGCGGCTTCGTCGAGTACCACGCCGGACAAACTGCGCCCGCGCAGGGCCATGGCGTTTTCGGTGCCCTTGAGTTCGATCGTGCTGCCGTTGACGAGTTCCAGCTTCAGGTCGGTTTCGTTCTTGGATTTGATCCAAGCCTTGGGGACTAGGCGTTTCAGGACTTTCCAGGCGATGTCCTTCGCCATCCGGTAGGTCGGGGCGCAGTAGAAAAAGGTTTCGCCCGGGCGTTCGATTGCTCCACGCAGCAATTCGATGCAAGACAGATAGCTTTTGCCAAATCGGCGGCCTGCAACGAGAACTCGGAAGCGTTTGCGGCTCGAAAACACCTCACCCTGGGCCCAGCGCAGCTGCAGTGAGGGGGCGGTGGTCATTTTTTAGGGGGGTACCTGTTTACAGTATCACAGGAATTGAACCCCTACCCCCGGGGCTGTGTAACAGTAAAGAGAAATTGGGTTGTATCAGTAGGTTCCCTGACTGCCGCTTGGCGCCGTGCAGCGCCGAACCCTACCCCTCGGTGGGGGCAGGGCCGGTAGTGCAGTTGTACTGGCCCCGCTGGCCTAGCGGCCCAGGACGATCAGCCGACATTCGGCAATAGTTGCGCCGGGTCGGCTCTCGCAGCGTGCTAGGGCGTCGTTGGTCGAGCGGTTGAGCAGCCCCACAACAAGGATGCAGCTCAGGAAGAATAGGAAGGGGATGGGTCGGATCAGGTAGGCCATCGGTGGGTTTGCCGGTGTACTGTGCAAGCCTAGCAGCGGATCAGCCGGGCTGCGAGACGTGGGGGGCTGGATTGTCACAATTCGCAAGATGGTTCGTGTTGCAATCGATTCTCAACAGCAACAGGCCAGGAACGGACCAAGCCCTGCCGGTGGGGTCTCACGCTTGCGACGATTGAGACCTGGCGAACCGAAAGGGGCAGCGCCGAAGCGGTGCCCCCAGATCTGCCGGTTGGGGTCACACTGACCGAAACACCAGCCAGCGAGCATGGGACCATTGGACCAAGCTGTAACCGTCGCCGATTACGAGTTCGGTCCATGCGGCGCCCCAATCGATGCAGCGGAACGGCCATCCATCACAGCTGGCGTTCTGTAGCCCAGAATCCTCGAATAGCTGTTGGGCGTAGTCGGCGCCGGCGTGTTCTTCGGTGTAGCCTTCCGCCTCACCCTGGAACGTATCCTCGACGTTGTCCGGCGTAACGCCTAACGCGTCGAGTTCGGCGACGATCGCCGCGACGGCTTCCGGGTCAGAGTCGCCAGCGACGCCGCAGTGTTCCAGAGCTTCGACCCAATCTTCGGTAAGCCAAAAGCCGAAGCAGGCGCCGTCGCCATCACTGGATCCGAAGTGAAACCCCATCGGCGCGGCGTCGTTCAGGGCTTCGGTCAGGTCGTGTAGGGTTTGCGCCGCGTCGTCGTCGTCCCAGTCGTCGGCGCTGGAGTCTTCGCCAACTAGGCTTTGGAGGTTGGCGAGGGTCTCGGCGTTCAGCAGTTGCGGCCGATCCAGCCAGACCGCGCAAGATTCCGCCGCGTTCCAGAACTTGGGCAGCAGATCCTCCGGCCGTAGGGTGTCGCAGGTGACGATCCACGGAAACGCGGCCAGTTGTTCGGGTGTGTAGTGGTTCATTGGGTAGCCTAAGGGTAGGGCTTGTGTGCAAGAATAGAACCGACAGCGGCAAGCTGTCAAGCCTCCGGGCCGGTTGCACAGTATCAGCAAAACTAATCGGCCCCAGCGCTTGCGGTTTGGGCTCTGCTGTGCAAGGCTACGGGTTGACCTTCGCCACATCAGGCATGATAACCACCACGCGTCAGGGGACGCCTCTCACTGTCACACTGGAAGCACAGCAGCGCATCCCGGGGGGACACCCTGAGCCGATCATTTCTTTTCATTACGCCGGCGGCAGTCTCTGTAGCTGTTACTACCTGTCAACGTTCCAAACCATCCCAGCCGGTCAGGGTCTCTGCCTGGAAGGCCAGGGAACCTACCGCCAGGATCTAAGCTCCGCCAGCGTGGCCACGCTCCAGGCAGCCCTAGCGGGGGGCGTGTTGTGACCGGAGAGTGGAACACTAAGCGCGAACAGAAGCAACTCGCCGCTGATGCCCGTGAACAGGAACGCGAACGCATCCGCCTCGAAAAGCGTATGCTGCGCGATCTGCGGTGGACGGCAGAACGCTCCAGGCTCCGTGAATCGGACTGGATGGATCTGCTCAACCTTTTCCAGCGTTACGCCAAGGAAGGCCCCAACCAGTTGTGGTTGGAGCTAATCCCGTGGTGGAGCCAGTCGCAGCGTCTCAATGGTGGGACACCTTGCCCGGATGCACTCCAACCGGAATGGGTCGCCGAAATTAACTGCAAAAAAACCGCGCACGATCCCGTCACACGCCCAACCAACACCACCCGCAAGGCACCGGGGGCACCACGCAAACCCCGAACCGATGCCGGCACCAAACGCACCAGCTACAAACCCCGCACCACCAAACCATGAAGAAAGTTATCGTCTACATTTCCCACGACGACTACCAGTGGGACACCGAGCAGCAGTGCCAGCAATGGGAGACCTTGCTCCAGTTGCTTGCAGACATGAAGGCCAGTGAAAACCCTTATCTAACCGCACGGTTATTTCAGGCCTTTAAGGCGGCGGCGTGATGCCCCGGCCCTCACCCGTCACGGTGGGGGCCGTTCTTTCGTCTCGTGGTGAGACTCGTGCGACGCGACTTGAGACCCTCGCGGCGTGTGCCATCGGGCTCGACGTCACCGACCAGCAGGTACAGCACCTTGAGCGCCAGCGCCACGCCCGCCAGTACTAGCAACGTGCCCAGGATCTCCATGAATGGGATTTTAGGCCCAGTATGAATGGGCTTGCAAAGCAAGCATGAATGGACTATTGTGCAAGGTAAGAGGACAAGCCCAACCGTGAGGCCCCTCGCCCCAGTCAAATGGCCAACCACACCGCTATCCGCCAGCTGATCGAGTCT